CGCATACACGGCGCAATCGAGCAGGCTTTGCAGAATGACCCAATAGACGAGAATTACACCAAGCACGTCGGCGGCGTGTTGGCGTTGCTTGACAGCATCGCGGGCGCAACTGCTGAATGGGAAGCCGAGCGGGCGGTGGTGCATCCACTAGGCTATGGGACCAAGTGTGACTTGCACGACGCCGCTGCAAACTGGTGCATCGACTTCAAAACGTGCGACAAGGACGCCGACCAGATCGAAAAGATGGGCACCTTTGAAAGCCACCACATGCAGTTGGCTGCGACCCGCGCCGCGCTAGAGGCGCAGGAATGGGGATACCCGCACGATGGGCACCGCTACGAAGGCCCGAGGCGAACGTGCGCCATCGTCTACGTGTCGCGCACGCATCCGGGCGTTTGCCACGCCGTTGAAGTCAGCGAGAAAAAGCTGGCCAAAGGCTGGGACATGTTCCGCGCTTTGCTCCTGTATTGGCAGGCAAAATCAGGCTTCCGCCCAGCTTGGGCTACGTGTTGAAAGATCCCGCGCATGCGGCAAAATACCACAGGGCGGCACGTCGCCGCCCGCATCTCTACTAGGCAAACATGGACCACAAAAACATCTGCGCGGCACTGGCCGCATTTCACAAGTCGGTTG